CTATCACAGTCTACAAGTTGTTGGTCACACACCTAAGCTTCCAAGATATAGGAGTAAGGTTAAGAGAACTATGATCAGTCAATCTATTCAAGTGCATACAGGAGAAAGAGTTCGCTGGAAAGCACCTGTTCTCGATAAATCGTGGATGCAACACAACAAGAATCTTCTCAAAATTGCAAAGGGTGCAACGGAAGTTCCCCCTGATTCATTGAGATGGGCGAGAGATGATTTGTTTGGGCAATGGATGAAAGTCTTGCGCCCATATATCAAGGAATATCCAGATTTGTGTCGACCTCTCACTCTCGATGAGGCCATCAATGGACATCCAGATGCCTTATACATGCCAGGCTCAAAGGTAAACACTTCTGCAGGGATATTGCAGGGTAACAAGCTATCTTCAGGACTTTATATTGAAATAGCTCCTTATGAGGATGGAAGGAAGAGGTATGAGTTGTCCCCTGAAGCTGATGGTTACATGAAAGAGATGCTTTCAATCATGGATAGTGGTCAATCCATTGGTATTTGGGTTAAAACTTGTTTGAAAGATGAGGTTGTAAAAGAAGAGTCCGAGAAAGTTAGGATATTTTACATTCTTGATTGCATATTCGGTTTGCTTGTGCGCATGTACTATTTGCCTATAGCAGAATTTATGTCTAGACATCCTATTGAGACGGAGTGTGCTGTTGGATTGAATTGTGCAGGTCCAGATTGGGAGAAGTTGGTGACTTACATCAATGAATTGGCAACTGATGGTCGTCTTAATGATTGGGACTTTAAAGGATATGATCTTTGCCGTTCGTCTGATGTCATGTGTACTTCATTGAACATGCAACGTGATGTTGGAACGGAAATGGGGTATTCTGAGCTGGCTGAGAAAAGAATGAATGCAATTGGAGAAGAGCTCAGGTGCCCTCTTGTTAATTGGAATGGAACAGTCATGTTCATGCATATTTGGTGCTCTGGTAATAATATGACTGTGTACGGAAATAGCATTGAGAACTCTCTTCATCAGCGGATTTCTTTCCATTGGAACGGAACACGTTTACGAGGCGATTCTTTTTATGAACTTGGAGAGTATAGCAAAAATGAGCACATCTCGACGTACGGAGATGATGGACACGCCGGTTCGAGACCGGAAGTACGGGACATAACTTGTTTTAGTTCGAGAAAGAAATATTTCGATTTTATCGGTATGGGTTTTACCGATGCTAGAAAAGATGAAGATCCTGAGGAGGATGTTGATTTCAATGAAGTTGACTTCCTTAAGAGGAAAAGCGTTCATCATGAAGCTCTTGGAATGAGAGTAGGAGCGCTTGATAAAGAATCGATTTGGAAAATGGGACACATGACTACGAGCAACGAAGAACCTGAAGATATTGCTATTGCAGCAATCCAATCAATGCTCCATGAGGCGTTTCTCCATGGCAAAGACTTTTACGAGTACCTTCGTGAAAAGCTCAAGCTCTGTGCTGAAGATAACACAATCTGGGCTAAAGAACTTGATATCAACTACGAAGAGAAAGTGGATCGTTGGAAAGCCAAGTATCTAGATCAAGAAATTTAACACCTGTTGTACGTGGATAAAAGACAATCCCAGTATGATCTGGGACCTAAGGGGAAGCAAAATCATTTTGTGTATATGGATACCACTCTACGTGTTCGGCGACACAAGGAGTAGGCTTTGCATGATTGTATATCGCCCTGTGACAAGTCTAGACGAGCTTGTCATTGTATTAATAGTGTCTAGTATAAATAACACAACACCAAATAAGATCTTCAGTACCGGCATGGCTGGAGACGCTTCAATAAGCACACAAAACATGTCTTTTCATGACAA